AACGCCAACATCCGCCTAAAAGCCTTGGGTCTGCTGGGGAAGGTTACGGAGGTTGGGTTGTTCACCGACAAGGTGGAAATTAAAAAAGTGGAACTCAGCGACAGCGAGATCGACGCCAAGATTAAAGAAAAGCTCAGCAAATTCATGGGCGTCATAGACGTAGTTGATATAACAGACGCGGACGACGTATATACAAAAGACGAAAAAGTAGACACGTCCGAAGAACGTGTACAGAAAACTTTAGAAAATGAACCTAAACAGCCTGACGACATTAACGAAGGCTGAGCTTGCAGCGCTCCAAAAGGCTCTCCCGACCATGACGGTCGCGGAGAAGATAGAACTCATGGACATGTTAGACGTTCGTGAGAAGCGGGCGAGCCTAGCGGCGGCCCACGACTCCATGCTAGGGTTCGCAACGGCGGTCTATCCGGGGTTCAAGATCGGTCCGCACCACCGGAAACTGGCAAAAATCTTCCAAGATGTGCTGGACGGCAAGAAAAAGCGGGTGATTATCAACATCGCGCCACGTATGGGGAAGTCAGAGTTCTCCAGCTACCTGTTCCCAGCGTACTTTCTAGGTAAAAACCCTAATAAAAAGATCATTATGGGCACGCACACTGCGGGTCTGTCCGAGGACTTTGGTCGTAGGGTGCGAAACTTACTAGACTCGGAGGAGTATGCAGAGATTTTTCCGTCAACTCATGTGGCTGATGACCAAAAGGCAGCCGGTAAGTGGTCCACGAGTGCTGGGGGCCAGTATTACGCTGCTGGCGTTGGGGGTGCTCTGGCTGGTCGTGGTGCCGATTTATTTGTTATTGACGATCCTCACTCGGAACAAGACGTCAAAGTCAACTCGCGTCTAGCGTTTGACACGGCGTGGTCTTGGTTTCAGACGGGTCCTCTCCAGCGTCTGATGCCGGGCGGTGCGATCATCGTGATCATGACCCGTTGGTCACTCCTAGACCTTACAGGACGCCTGATTGACTACCAAACGAAGAATCCTGAGTCCATACCTTGGGAAATCGTGGAGTTACCAGCCATATTGAACGAGGGCACGGAGAACGAGAAGTCATTGTGGCCAGAACAGTGGGCACTTCCCGCATTAAAGGCTACCAAGGCCAGTATTGACCCCCGATATTGGAACGCGCAGTACATGCAGCAGCCCACTTCGGACAATAGTGCGGTTATTTCTCGCAAAATGTGGAGAATTTGGGAGTCAGACGAGCCACCAACGTGCGATTACATCATCCAGTCTTGGGATACTGCTCACGAAGTCAAAACGAATTCGGATTACTCTGCGTGCACAACGTGGGGTGTGTTCTATAACGAGGAAGAAAACAGTCGGGCGCAGATCATCTTGCTCGACGCATTCAAAGACCGCATGACTTTCCCTGAGTTGAAGGCGGTTGCCTTGAAGCACTACAGAGAGTGGGAGCCTGATGCGTTCATTGTGGAGAAGAAGTCTGCTGGCGCACCACTAATCCAAGAGTTCAGAGCGATGGGCATCCCTGCATGGGAGACAAACCCTAGCCGTGGCAATGACAAGATGGTACGATTGAACGCGATTGCGGACTTGTTCGCGTCAGGCATGGTGTGGGCACCGGATACGCGCTGGGCGCGTGAGGTGATCGAGGAAGTTGCGGCGTTCCCAGTTGGTGAGCACGATGACTTCGTCGATACTACGTCCCAAGCACTGATGCGGTTCAGACAAGGTGGGTTTATATCGTTGGACACCGACGAGAAAGATGAACCAATAATTTTTAAACGTAAGCAACACGCTTACTACTGAGGACCAACATGGCAACCAATATCGACAAAGCGCTGTACCAACAACCACAAGGTATCGAGGAATTGGCGCAAGACCAGCCAGAAGATTTTGAGATCGAGATCATTGATCCAGAAGCGGTCAACATCCATGCAGGTGGGCTAGACATCAGCATTGTCCCCGGTGATGAAGACGAAGAAGACTTCAACGCTAACTTGGCTGAAGAGATGGACGAGAGCGCGATGGACTTGTTCGCAAGCGACTTGGCTGAAGATATTGACAACGACAAGAACTCACGCAAGGACTGGGAGAAAGCCTACACACAGGGCTTAAAACTTCTCGGTCTTCAGTACGAAGAACGCACAGAACCTTGGAATGGCGCGTCAGGCGTGTTCCACCCGATGATCACAGAAGCTGTGGTACGCTTCCAAAGCGAGACAATCACGGAGATGTTCCCTGCGCAGGGGCCCGTGCGCACCAAAATCATTGGTAAAGAAACACCGCAGAAAAAAGAAGCTGCACAGCGTGTCGAGGAAGACATGAACTACCAGTTGACGGAGGTCATGAAAGAGTTTCGTCCAGAACAAGAGCGCATGTTGTGGTCACTGCCTGCTACTGGCTCAGCGTTTAAGAAAGTCTACGAAGACCCTAACCTTGGTCGCCAAGTCTCGATGTTCATTCCAGCAGAGGACATCATCCTGCCCTACGGCGCGACGGACATGGACACTTGTTATCGCGTGACGCACGTCATGCGCAAAACCAAGAACGAGATTCTTAAACTGCAACAGGCGGGCTTCTACCGCGACATTGACCTGCCTGACCCAGTCAAGTCTTCACAAGATGACATCAAGAAAGCCAAGGACAAAGAGACAGGCTTTAACGATCTGAACGACGATCGCTACACAATGTATGAGGTTCATGTTGACATTGACCTCAAGGGCTTTGAAGACAAAGACGATGACGGCGAAGAAACCGGCATAGCATTACCATACGTAGTTACCCTAATAAAAGGCTCCAATGAAGTCCTGTCCATTCGTCGCAACTGGAAAGAAGAAGACCCCCTTCGACTCAAGCGCCAGCACTTCGTCCACTACCAATACATCCCCGGCTTTGGAGCCTACGGCTTCGGACTCTTCCACCTCATCGGTGGATTTGCAAAGTCCGCCACAAGCATCATGCGTCAGTTGGTGGATGCTGGAACACTATCGAACCTCCCCGGCGGCCTTAAGTCCCGTGGACTTCGCATTAAGGGTGATGACACGCCGATCGCCCCCGGAGAATTCCGCGACGTAGACATTGGTTCGGGTGCATTGCGGGAGAACATCCTCCCCCTGCCATATAAAGAGCCAAGCGCGGTTCTAGCCCAGTTGTTGGGCACCATCGTAGAAGAGGGGCGTCGCTTTGCTGCTACTGCGGACATGAAAGTGTCCGACATGTCTGCACAGGCTCCTGTGGGTACAACGCTGGCTCTCCTAGAGCGCCAGCTAAAGGTGATGACGGCTGTTCAAGCACGTCTGCACTACACATTCAAGCAAGAGTTGGGGCTGTTGTCCATCATCATCCGTGACAACGCAGACCCTGAGTACAACTTTGACCCAGAACACGGCAAACGCTCCGCTCGCCATGAGGACTACGAGAACATAGACATTATTCCTGTGAGCGACCCAAATGCTGCGACGATGTCTCAGCGTGTTGTGCAGTACCAAGCGGTCATTCAGATGGCGCAAATGGCTCCGGACATTTATGACTTGCCACAACTACACCGCAGGATGCTTGAGGTTCTTGGTATTAAGAACCCAGACAAACTAATCCCGTTGCCAGACGACGAGAAGCCAAAAGACCCAGTGTCCGAGAATATGTCCTTGTTACGCATGGAGCCGATGAAGGCGTTCATACACCAAGATCACGATGCGCATATCAAGGTGCACATGGCGATGATCAACGACCCTTTGGTACAACAACTTGTTGGGCAAAACCCCAAGGCACCGATGATGCAAGGCGCGATGATGGCGCACATTGCAGAACACGTCGGCTATTTATATCGCCAAAAGATCGAGCAACAACTAGGTATGGCGTTGCCACCAGAAGACGAGAAGCTGCCTCCAGAGATTGAGTTAGCCTTGTCAAGCATGATGGCGCAGGCAGCAAGTCAAGTGCTCCAGAAAAATCAAGCCGAAGCTGCACAAGCGCAGGCTCAACAACAAGCCCAAGACCCTTTAATGCAGATGCAAGCGCAAGAGTTGCAGATCAAACAACAGGAAGTGCAAATCAAGGCACAGAAAGTCCAAGCAGATATTGCTTTGGCGCAGAAGAAACTTGCAGCCGATGCCGCTTCCAAAGCCGACAAAATGCACTTGGAAGAGAAAAAACTCATGGTCGACGCTGCCGACAAAGCCGACAGAAATCGGGCATCCCAAGGCGAAGACCCACAAGTTGCCGCCGCACGGGCGCAACAAGAATTCGATGCTATGCAGTCTAGAACTGTGATGGCAGCGCAACAACACAATCAAACCCTGACGCATAAACAAGAGGTGCATCGTCAGAACCTAGAACACCAGCGTGAGCAAGCTGCCATCCGTGCTGAATTAGCACGCAACAAACCAAAGGAAAATCCTAAGAAATGATCACCGAATTCGCACGCGTATTGCGCGAAAAAATACGTACCGATATGAACAACTACGCAGATGACCTCGCCGCAGGCACCTGCCAGACGTTCGACCAATATCAAAAACTCTGTGGGGTGATTCATGGTCTAGCCATCGCAGAGGGTTACTTACTCGACCTTGCAAAGAAAGTAGATGAATCAGATGAGTGAAATACTCCTGCCTCCCGGTATTCAATTACCGCCCTCTGTCCAACAATTGGACACACCCGAACCAGACGCTACGGAAGAAACCAAAGCGACTGCATTACCAACCCCAACAGGCTACAAAATCCTGTGCATCGTCCCTCCGGTAGATGCCAAGATTGCTGGGACAGAACTCGACTTAGTTCGAGATACGGCAACTATGCGTCAAGAAGAACACGCCACCACGGTGTTGTTTGTCATGCGTTTAGGGCCAGATGCGTACAAAGACACCACTAAGTTCCCATCAGGTCCTTGGTGCAAAGAAGGTGACTTCGTCTTGGTACGTACGTACACAGGTACGCGTATGAAGATTTTCGGTAAAGAGTTCCGCGTGATCTATGACGATCAAGTGGAATGTGTTGTGCAAGACCCTCGTGGGATAACCCGCGCTTAAAGGAGTAGAAATGGCTGGAGAACAATTTAAGTTCCCTGACGAGATCGAAGACGTCAAAGTAGAAGTTGTCGGAGACGATGACTTTGAAGTTGAAGTTGTTGACGATACGCCGGAACAAGACCGTGGTCGTAAACCGTTAGACAGGGAGGTTGAAGACCCTACGGACGAAGAGATTGAGCAGTACACCCAAGGTGCGCAAAAGCGTATTAAGGAGTTAACACACGCTCGTCACGACGAACGCAGAGCCAAAGAAGCTACTTTGCGGGAAAAGCAAGAACTAGAGACTCTTGCACAACGCCTGTTGGACGAGAATAAAAAATTACGCCAAAACGTCAGCACCGGCACCGAACAGTACACGCAGATGGCTAAAACCGCTGCTGAAGCTGAGTTGGACAAAGCACGTCGTGAATACAAGGCAGCACAGGAGGCTTTTGACTCCGACGCTATCCTTGCAGCACAAGAAGCGTTGCTTGATGCCAAGATGAAGTTGGAAAATACGAAAAATTTTCGTCCAACCCCTTTACAAGATGAAAATTCTGAGGTACAAACGAGCTACCAAGAACCTCAACGTGTTCAACCGGACGAAAAAACCCTGCGCTGGCAGGCCAAAAACCAGTGGTTCGGTTCAAACGGGTTCGAAGAAGTTACCAGCTTTGCACTAGGGCTGCATCAAAAACTAGTCAATTCGGGCACTGACCCGCGATCTGATGAATATTTCGAGCAAATTGATGCTCGCGTGAAGTCGAAGTTCCCTGAAGTTTTCGGTGGTAATGAAGACAAGCCAAGGTCCGGTGATACTCCGAGAAAACCTGCTTCTGTGGTTGCGCCTGCGACACGTTCGTCAGGTAAAAGAACGGTTCAGTTAACGAAAACTCAGTTGGCGTTAGCAGAAAAGTTTAAATTAACCCCTCAACAGTATGCTGCGCAAGTAGCGAGATTGGAGAATCAAAATGGCTGAAAACCGTACCCCCCGTGACACGCTGTCACGCGAAAAAACTGTTCGTAAGGTCTACAGACCTACGAGTTCTTTGCCCGATCCCACTCCTGAGCCGGGATATTCGTATCGCTGGGTAGCGACGCATGTCTTGGGGCAGGCTGATCCGACTAACACGTCTCGCAAGTTTCGTGATGGCTGGACACCGGTGAAAGCAGAGGACCATCCGGAGTTAATGTTGGTTGGTAATCCTACTGGCAACGTAGAAATTGGTGGGCTTATTCTTTGTAAGATGCTTACCGAAGACTTAGCGGCTATTAAAGAGTATTACGAAAACCAAGCGGAAGCAAACATGTCTTCGGTGGACAACCACTTCATGCGAAATAGTGATCCACGCATGCCATTGTTTTCGGAGAGAAAATCTACGACGAGCAAAGGCGCTGGATTTGGTTCTGGTTCTAAGTAACTTTTAAAAGGAGTCTTAAATGGCTTATCCCGTTGTTGCGGCCCCCTACGGCCTAAAGCCGATCAATTTGATCGGTGGTCAAGTGTTTGCGGGTTCTACCCGTGAATACGCGATCCCTTACGGATATGCGACTAGCATTTTTTACGGCGATATCGTTGGATTGACCCGTGGTAATGTGCAGCGCCTAACCGTTGAAACTGGTACTCTTGGTACTGTTACAGGTGTTTTCTTGGGCTGTTCTTATACAAACCCATCCACCAAACAAAAACAATTTGCTCAATACTGGCCTGCTTCAACGCTAGCTGGTGACGCAGTTGCTATCGTTTGTGATGATCCTGACACAGTGTTCAAGGCTGTCGTTTGTTCTGCTACTACTGCTGTTGCTTCTGGCGCTCGCGCCATGATTGGTCAAAACTTGGCCATGATCAACAACACTGGTAACGTGAACACTGGCG